GAAAAGAAACTATCTTTAATTGCTCGTGAAATCTATTCTAATTATCCTTACGATGGTAAATACATCCTTGATGGAGATAAACTCATCATCTGTCAGTCAAATGTACCAACAGAAATTTTAAAATCGATTTATCCTAAAGCAATCGTAAATCCATTAGGAGATTGGACTGGAGGATATAATGTTGATACTGGAGCAACTAATAGAAAACTCGGTTCTGATATGGGACAAGCAGTAACTGGTGGGGGTCTTCATGGTAAAGACCTATCTAAAGCTGATGTATCAGTTAATATTTATGCCCATCTAAAGGCACAAGAGGAAAATAGAGAGATTGAATTATCCTGTGCAATCGGAGATGAGACTGTTGATGGTATACCATATTCAAAAATTGTAGAAATTGCTAGAAACTACATTAATTCTATTGGTGGTTTTGAGGAATTTGCTAAGTGGGGGCTAATATGATTACAACAAAAGAAATGAAATTAGTTGACATTGAAAAACTTGTACCCTATGTAAATAATGCAAGAACTCACTCACAAGACCAGATTAACAAACTGCGTTCATCAATTCGAGAATTTGGTTTTATTAATCCTGTAATTATTGATAAAGACTATGGAGTTATTGCAGGTCATGGAAGAATTATGGCAGCAAAGGAAGAAGGAATAAAAGAAGTACCTTGTGTCTTTGCAGACCACCTAAATGAGGCACAAAAGAAAGCTTATATCCTAGCTGATAACAGAATGGCTCTTGATGCTGGTTGGGATGAAGAACTACTAAGAGTAGAAATTGAATCATTAGAAGATTATGGTTTTAATGTAGAACTAACTGGCTTTTCACCCGATGAACTATCTACTCTTTTTGATTTAGGAAATGATACACAAGATGATGACTTTGACGTAGAGGAAGAATTGGAAAAACCTACTTTTTCTAAAGCTGGAGATATATGGACATTAGGTAAGCACAAACTTGTTTGTGGAGATTCTAAAGATGAGACAAACTACGAGAAATTAATGGGAGAATCAAAAGCAAATCTTATCATCACAGACCCTCCATACAATGTAAACTATGAAGGATCAGCTGGTAAAATTAAAAATGACAATATGGAGCAAGGTAAATTTTATGAATTTTTACTAAGCTCCTTTTTAAATATGGAAAAGTTCCTCGCAGATGATGGTTCGATATATGTTTTTCATGCTGATACAGAAGGACTTAATTTCAGAAAGGCATTTCAAGACGCTGGCTTTTATTTATCTGGTACTTGTATTTGGAAGAAACAGTCCCTTGTACTTGGAAGAAGTCCATATCAATGGCAACATGAACCCATCCTATATGGTTGGAAGAAAAAAGGAAAACACAACTGGTACACAGGAAGGAAGGAGTCTACCATTTGGGAATTTGATAAACCAAGAAAAAATGGTGACCACCCTACTATGAAACCTATTCCACTTTTATCTTATCCGATTAAAAACTCATCAATGACAAACTCTATTGTACTTGATCCATTTGGTGGAAGTGGAAGTACACTAATAGCTTGTGAACAAACTGATAGGATTTGTAGGATGATTGAACTTGATGAAAAATTTGTAGATGTCATTGTAAATAGATTTATTGAATTAGTTGGCAGTGATGAAGATGTAAGCCTTTTAAGAGACGGAAAAGAGTATAAGTATGAAGATGTTATTAATCTGACTTGATATAAATCAGTATTTGAGTGATATATGTATGTGAGGTGATTAGATGATTTCAAGGGAAATTATACAAAAATTAAAAGAGACGTATCCAGTAGGTACAAGAGTAAAACTAATCCAAATGGAAGATGAACAGGCTCCACCAGTTGGAACCTTAGGCTCAGTTTATGGGGTGGATGCCATTGGATCAATCCTAGTAAAATGGGATAATGGTTCGATGTTAAATGTAATTTTTAGGGAGGACATAATTGAAAAATCTAAATAAATAACCATATATTGCTTGACTATTCCTCCAATGTACGGGAATATGTGTACAATAAAAGAGGAGGAACGAAAAATGAAAAAGATTGAACTGCTAGAAAATATAAAAGAAAAAGAAGAATTCGAAGAAAATAGAATCAGCTACAGGTTTTATTGGGCATATAGAGAATCCCAAAGGATAGGTCGAGACATCATAAACTTTGATGACATTGGATTTGAAAATAATCACGAAGATATGATAGAGAATCTTGAAAGATTTGGGATACAAGAATTTACAATTTCCGACCAGTCAACAGGACTTATGAAAGGGTTAAAAAGCTTTAAAAGAAAAGGGTACTTTCCTATAGACTTAATTGAAATAGATACAGGAAGGACTAATTGGAATTTCAAAGAGAGCAAAGAGGAAAAAGAATATGCACCAGCCCTCCTTTTCAAGAGAAATTAGAATAAAAATAGAGAGTTGAGCAAGATAATTGCTTGACTTATCTCTAGTTGTACGGGAATATGTGTACAACAAAAGAAAAGGAGAGCATTACCATGAAAAAAGACCTTTTAGAAAGATTAGAAACAGAAGTTAAAGCTTGCAAAAGATACGCAGAAAACTCAATAAAAAAATCAAAAGAAGGCAAGATTGGAGCAGCCATTAGCCTTTTAGACATAGCAGGAACAGCAAATAAATGTGCAGATCAACTTCATGAAGAACTTTGGAAAGAGTCACAAGGAAACCTAAATGAAGAAGAATTTCAACTTTTTGCAGAATCAGAAACACTAGAAAGAGAACTTAAAAAAGCTTACAAAGAATTAAACACAGCAAGACAAAGATAAAAATAAAATTCCAAATAGAGTTTAGCCTCTATTTGTCGTAGTAGAAGTCACAATCAGGTGGCTATTTTTTATGCCTATTTTTCAAGGAAGGAGGTCAAATGAAATATAAACCAACTAGATTTATGCTTGAAAGCTCACGTTATGATAAAAACAAAGCAGACTATGCCGTCACCTTTATAGAATGTCTGAAGCATACAAAGGGTAGATGGGCAGGTAAAGATTTCAAGCTTATTGACTGGCAAGAAGAAATCATTAGAGACTTGTTTGGAATTGTGAAAGATACAGGGTATCGACAATTTAATACAGCCTATATTGAAATACCAAAGAAGATGGGAAAATCTGAACTTGCAGCTGCTGTAGCACTCCTTCTAACTTGTGGTGATGGAGAAGAAAGAGCAGAAGTTTATGGATGTGCTGCTGATAGACAACAAGCAACCATTGTCTTTGATGTTGCAGCTGATATGGTCAGGATGAGCCCAGCCCTATCTAAAAGAGTAAAAATTCTAGCATCTCAAAAGAGAATGATATATAAGCCGACCAATTCTTTCTATCAAGTTTTATCTGCAGAGGCTTATTCCAAACACGGATTTAATATTCATGGTGTCGTCTTTGACGAACTTCATACTCAGCCTAATAGAAAATTATTTGATGTTATGACAAAAGGGTCTGGTGATGCGAGAACTCAGCCCTTATATTTCCTCATAACAACTGCAGGAACAGATACGAAATCAATCTGCTATGAAACGCATCAAAAGGCAGTCGACATACTTGAAGGAAGAAAAACTGATTCAACTTTTTATCCTATTATTTATGGAGCAGACAGAGAAGATGATTGGACAGATGAAAAAGTATGGCATAAGGCAAATCCGTCTCTTGGAATTACAGTTCCAATAGAAAAAGTAAGACAAGCTTGTGAATCGGCTAAGCAAAACCCAACTGAAGAAAATGCCTTCAGACAACTAAGACTTAATCAATGGGTCAAACAAGCAATTAGATGGATGCCTATGGAAAAATGGGACTTATGTAATTTTGCTGTTAATGAAGAAGAACTAAAATGTAGAGTTTGCTATGGCGGACTTGACCTATCAAGCACTACTGATATTACAGCTTTTGTTTTAGTCTTTCCTCCAATAGACGAAGATGGTAAGTATCAAATATTACCTTACTTTTGGTTGCCAGAAGACAATCTCGATCTAAGAGTAAAAAGAGACCATGTAAACTATGACCTATGGAAAAAACAAGGCTATATTATGACAACAGAAGGAAATGTAGTCCACTATGGGTTTATAGAAAAATTTATAGAAGACTTAGGTGAGATATATAACATCCGAGAAATTGCCTTTGATAGATGGGGAGCAGTTCAGATGGTTCAAAACTTAGAAGGCATGGGATTTACAGTTGTTCCTTTTGGTCAAGGATTTAAAGATATGTCTCCACCAACAAAAGAACTCATGAAACTAACTCTCGAAAGAAAAATAGCCCATGGGGGTCATCCAGTTCTAAGGTGGATGATGGATAATATTTTTATACGAACTGACCCTGCTGGAAATATAAAAGCAGATAAGGAAAAATCTACAGAAAAGATTGATGGTGTAATTGCTACAATTATGGCACTTGATAGGGCTATAAGGTGTGGCAATGATACGAGTGAATCGGTTTATGACGATAGGGGATTGATCGTTTTTTAATATGGGTATAAATTATTAAAGGAGGAAACAAAGTGGAGATTTTAAGAATAATATTACCTGTATTTTTAATATGCGTACTTGCTGTTTATGTAGTTTGTAGTGCTAAAAAAAAAGAGAGACATAATTTTGACGAAGATAAAGAAAAAGATGAAAATAATATGTCTGAAGGTATGGCCATTGGCATGTGTCTAGGAACTGCAGTTGGAATAGCTCTAGGTAAAGAAAACTTAGCCGTTGGAATGTCTATTGGTATGTTATTAGGTATGATAATAGGAATGAATAGCAAAAAACAGGAATAAATAGTTATAAAACTTAGCATCTACTAAGAAGGGATTTATGAAAAAGAAATATCCAATTCTGATAAGGCTGATTTCTATCTAATTCCTGGAAATGAAATAGAAGATTTCAATTTTGAAGAAAAAAATAGTAAAGTCTTCATAGATTTTAAACATATAGGCAAAAAAATTTCTTATGAAATTTCTTTTACTGGTAAACTTTTTAAGGATAATAAGAGTAATTATGAGTTCATATTAAACAAGAATTGAGAAATGATATAGCAATATTAAAAACTATAGAATAACGAAGTTATTTTAAAATTTGAAGATAAAAAAGGGGATAAAATAAATGAAAAGATATGAGTATGTTTCTATTAAAGTCGGAAAGTTTATTGGTGCAAAATCTGATGAGCATAGAGATATTATTGATGAGTATGCAGAAAAAGGCTATAGATATGTTGGTTTTATACCTACTGATATGACAGATCATGGAAAAATTATAACAATGGATTTAATATTTGAGATTGAAAAATGAATTCAACAGCGATAATTAAAATACTTTAGCATCTACAAAAGTAGGTGCTTTTCTTATACCTACTTTTAGGAGGTGGTAATATAAACATTTTAAACTTAATATTTAAGTCGAGAGACAAACCTAAAGACGGGGAGAGGATATCTTCATCGTCTTTTTTATTTGGGAGAACAACAGCTGGAAGAAATGTCAACGAATTTACTGCCATGCAGATGACAGCAGTTTATTCATGTGTGAGAGTTCTTGCTGAAACCTTAGCAGGACTTCCTCTTCACTTATATAAAAGAGGAAATTCAAACTCTAAGGAAAAAGCAAAAGACCACGCTATATATTTTCTTTTACATGATGAACCAAATACAGAGATGACTTCATTTGTTTTTAGAGAAACACTAATGACCCACATTTTATTGTGGGGAAATGCCTATGCTCAAATAATACGTAATGGTAGAAATGAGGTTATAGGACTTTATCCATTAATGCCAAATAAAATGACTGTTATGAGAAGTGAGGATGGTGAAATCTTCTATAAATACAATCACAAATCAGAAGAAGTTTATCTTTTAAAAGAAGATGTCCTTCACATACCAGGACTTGGGTTTGATGGACTTATTGGCTACTCACCAATCACCATGGCTAAAAATGCTATTGGTATGGCTATGGCTTGTGAAGATTATGGGGCATCATTCTTTCAAAATGGAGCACAACCAGGTGGAGTTTTAGAACACCCAGGTATTATTAAAGACCCAGAACGAGTAAGGGAGTCATGGAACGCAGCCTTTCAGGGGCCTAAGAACGCCAACAAAGTGGCCGTACTTGAAGAAGGGATGAAATACCAACCCATAGCTATAGCACCAAGTGAGGCCCAGTTTTTGGAAACTAGAAAGTTTCAGTTAAATGAGATAGCAAGAATATTCAGAATACCACCTCATATGATTGGGGACTTAGAGAAGTCATCATTTTCAAATATAGAACAACAGTCACTTGAGTTTGTTAAATACACTCTTGACCCTTGGATTGTTCGTTGGGAGCAATCCTTGGAAAGAGCACTACTAACAAAGAAAGAAAAAGAATCCTACTTTATTAAATTTAATCTTGATGGACTTCTAAGAGGAGACTATGAATCAAGAATGAATGGATATGCTGTAGGAAGACAGAATGGTTGGATGAGTGCAAATGACATAAGAGAATTAGAAAACCTAGATAGGATTTCAGCTGAAGAAGGTGGTGACCTATATCTTGTAAATGGAAATATGCTACCACTTAATAAGGCAGGTAGTTTTTATCAGCAGAAAGGAGAAGAAATAAATCCTAATGAAGAACAATAAAATATTTTGGAACTGGAAAAAGGATTCAAATGAACTCTATATAGATGGAGTTATTGCAGAAGAGTCTTGGTTTGATGATGAAATCACGCCAAGGCTCTTTTTTGAAGAATTAAAAAATAAAAGTGGAGATATAACTGTGTGGATCAACTCCCCTGGTGGAGATTGTATAGCAGCATCGAGAATTTACACCATGCTTTTAGAGCACAAGGGAAATGTAACCATTAAGATTGACGGGCTTGCAGCATCAGCAGCATCGGTCATTGCTATGGCAGGAACTGAAGTTTTGATGAGTCCAACATCATTAATTATGATTCACAACCCTTTAACTGTAGCTATTGGTGACTCAAAAGAAATGCAAAAAGCCATAGATATGTTAAAGGAAGTTAAGGAATCAATCATCAATGCCTATGAGATTAAGACAGGTTTATCCAGAGAAGAGATTTCTAATCTAATGGATGGAGAGACTTGGTTTGATAAGAACAAGGCTATTGAGATGGGCTTTTGTGATGGGACTCTCACTGATAGAAGAAAAGATGAAAAAGTCACGAACATGGTCTTTTCAAGGCGAGCAGTTACAAACTCACTCTTAACAAAGATAAATAAAGAAGTAAAGACTCACTCAATGAGTGAAGTAGAAGAAAGATTAAACAAAATTAAAAATACTTGGAGGTAATTATGAATTTAAAAGAACTTTTAGAAAAGAGAACTAAGGCTTGGGATGAGGCAAAGGCATTTGCTGAATCTAAGAAAGATGAAAAGGGTCTAATGTCTGATGAGGACTTTAAGACCTATGAAGAGATGGAAAGAACTATCGAGAATTACACTCGTGAAATTGATAGAAAGAAGAGGGAAGAAGAAATGGATAAAACTTTAGAAAAACCTACTACTCAAGCACTAACAAATGAGCCTGCTTCTTTTAATGAGGAAGATAAACCAATGAGGGCAAGAAATGTCTATAAGAAGTCTATGATGAAAGCATTAAGAACTAACTTTAGAGATATTTCTAATGAATTAAAAGTAGGGACAGATGAAAGTGGTGGATATTTAGTTCCAGAAGAAATGGAAGCAGATATTGTAAATGGTCTTGAAGATGAAAATATTGTAAGAAAATTAGCTACAAAAGTTCAAACTTCTGGACTTCATAAAATTAACATTGCAGCTACTAAACCAGCTGCCCTATGGGTTGAAGAAGGTGGCCAACTTACTTTTGGAGACGGCACATTTGATCAAGTATCTCTTGATGCACATAAACTCCATGTTGGTATTAAAGTCACTGAAGAACTTCTATATGATACAGCCTTTAATTTAGAAAAATATATCACTGAAGAATTTACTAGAGCGTTAGCAAATGCTGAAGAGGATGCCTTCTTAAATGGGGATGGAGTAAATAAGCCTACAGGAATCTTTGACTCTAAAAAGGGTGGAGAACTTGGAGGAACAACAAAGACTCAAACAATTGCTGCAGATGAACTAATTGATTTGGTTTATTCCTTAGATAGACCATACAGAAAGAAAGCAGCCTTCATTTTAAATGATGCAACAGTTGCTCAGATTAGAAAACTTAAAGATGTTAATGGTGCATATATTTGGCAACCATCACTTAAGGATGTAGAACCAGATAGACTTTTAGGATATCCTGCATACACATCAGCCTTTGCTCCAAAAGCTGATAAAGGAAAATTGGCAGTAGCCTTTGGCGATTTTTCTTATTACAAGATTGGAGATAGAGGAAATAGATCTTTCCAAGACTTAAAGGAACTATTTGCTGGTAATGGCATGGTTGGTTTCTTAGGTAAAGAAAGAGTAGATGGAATCTTAGTTTTAAGAGAAGCAGTTAAACTTTTAAAAATTGGTGCTACTGCCTAAGGAGTAAATTATGATTACTCTTGAGGAGGCAAAGTCCTATTTAAGGGTGGATTTTGATGATGAGGATGAGATGATTAATTCTCTCATCCAACTATCAATCAAACACTCCATGGATGTAGCAAGGGTTGATAGTGAAGAAGACCTTTCTAAAAATCCAAATGGAAAGATAGCCGTCCTATATATGACAGCTTATCTTTATGAGCATAGAGAAGAGGCAGATTATTCTGAATTAAACTTAACTCTAAGGGCTTTATTATTTGGAATGAGAAAGGCTGAATTCTAATGAGGATATCTGATTTAAATAGAAAAATAATCTTTCAAAATAAAAATGTTGAGATAGATGAAATTGGTAACCATAAATCAGTATGGATGGACTATCTAGAAACTTCAGCCTATATATCTTTTCAAGGAAAAGGTGAAGAGGTTTTTCTTGGAATGGAAATAGATAGGTCAGATATTTCTTTTACTGTAAGATTTCAAAATAGGTTAAAGAACATTAATACTTCGGAGTACAGAATTCTATTTGAAGATGAAAAGTACAATATCATCTCAATTGACTTTATGAACTACAAAAATAGACTTATAAAGTTTAGGTGTAGGAAGGTGAGTAGATGAATGTAAAAATTGAAAACCTCGCCAGTGAAATAATGAAAGGCTTAGAAGAATATTCTGATATGGCAACAGATGAAGTCAAAAAAGAAGTTAAAAAAGCTGGTAGCGATATTAGAAAAGACATACAAGAAAATGCACCTGTAGGAGAAACAAAGAAATATTCTAAATCTTGGTCTGTAAAAACTATGAAAGAAACTTCAAACTCAATAGAACTTGTGGTCCATTCAAGAAATAGATATCAACTGGCACATCTACTTGAAAAAGGTCATGTTCTTAGACAGGGTGGAAGAGTATCTGCTAAACCTCACATTGGACCTGCAGAGGAGAAAGGAGTAAGAGAATTGGAAGAAAATATTATGAGGAAATTACAAGATGGATAGGTTATTAAAAATAATTGAAAAGATAGGACTTCCTTTTGCATATTCACACTTTGCTGAAGGAGAAAGCCCTGCTCCACCATTTATGGTATATCTATTTCCAAAGAATAAACACTTTGGCGCAGATGGAGTAGTTTTCTATAAAAACACCCAGATAGACTTAGAACTTTATACTGATAAGAAAGATTTAAAATTAGAAGAAAAAATAGAGGAAATACTTGATAGGGAAAAGATCTATTATGAAAAATCTGAAGTTTGGATTGAATCAGAAAGACTCTATGAAGTTTTGTATGAATTCACACTTAATTTAAAAATTACGGAGGTAAATAATAATGGCCAATAAAGTTAAATTTAATATTTGTAACGTACACTACGCTCTCTTTGATAAAGCAGAAGAGGGCGTTATTAAATATAAGACACCAGTTCCAATGCCTGGTGCTGTTTCAATTTCATTAGATCCTAATGGAGAGCCAGAGAGCTTTTATGCAGATGGAATTGAATACTACACTATTTCAAACAATATGGGATATGACGGAGATTTGGAAATCGCCCTTATTCCAGAATCCTTTAGGACTGATGTTTTGATGGAAAAATCAGACTCCAATAAAGTTCTAATTGAGTCTTCAAACTCTGAAACTGCAAACTTTGCACTGTTATTTGAGTTTGATGGAGACCAAAAGAAAATCCGTCACGTCATGTATAACTGCTCAGCAGCAAGACCTACCCTTGAAGGAGAAACTAATGAAGAATCACGAGAAGTTCAACCAGAAACTTTGTCTATCCAAGCAAGACCACTTCCAAATGGGAATGTAAAAGCTAGAACAAGTGATGATACAACTAAGGAAACCTATGATGGTTGGTATAAATCAGTTTATCTACCAATAGAAACATCATCTTCTACGACAAGGACAACAGGAGGTAGTAGATAATGGCATTAACAAAAACTATAAAAATTGATGGAAAAGATGTTATATTTCGTGCATCGGCAGCTATTCCAAGAATCTATAGATTAAAGTTTGGTCGAGACATCTTTAAAGATTTAATGGAACTAGAAAAGTCCATGAAGAAAAACGATAAAGATAAATCTAACCTTGATATAGGTTCACTTGAGTTATTTGAAAATATAGCCTATGTAATGGCAAAGCATGGAGATAAATCTGTGCCTGATAGTCCAGAAGAATGGTTGGATAATTTTTCTACTTTTTCAATTTACCAAATTCTTCCTCAGTTAATTGAGTTATGGGGATTAAATATAAAATCGGAAGAAGTTCCTAAAAAAAAGTAAGACAAACAGAACGACCAATGACTACACCCTTGTTTCTATTAAGGGCTGTTGAATTAGGTCTTTCTGTTTCTGATTTATCCCTATTAACAATTGGACTTGTAAATGATATGTTCACAGAAAAGAATAACGATGAATATAAGTACAAAGAAGTAGCCACACAAGAAGACTTTGATAAGTTCTAATTTAAAACCTTGAGTAGACATGGTATAATAAGGGTAATATATAAAATATAAATTTGAATTTCTATAGGAGCAAGGTTCATGGATAAAATTGTTTCAAAAATTGTTGCTTTGGGAGTTCCTGGATTAGTGCTATTGTTAGCTATAGGAGCAACTGGATATGTGGGAGCGGCATCAATCACAACAGCCCTGTGCGCAATTGGCCCTTTTGGTATGATAGGAGGAATAGCAACATTAGGATTAATTGGACTAATATCTCAAGCTATTTCTGAATATGGATTTGAAAAGATATTTGTTCAAGTAGTTAAAGAATTAGTAAAAAAAGGTGAAACTAAGGAATCTATATTGTTAAAAATAAATTCGTATAAGATTTCTAAATCTTTAAAACTGAAATTAAAAGATATACTTGAGGAAAATTGGAACGATGAATTAAATTTTCGTGAGGGAGGTACTTTGTAATGGATAAGAAAGAAAAAAAGTCAAGAAAAGAGAAGTTAAGCGAATATGTTAATTTAGGTAATGGTAGATTTAAGGACCATGAAATTGAAAATTTAGAGTATCTGGTTAAAAATAGAGAAAAGCTTGATGGAACGACTAAGACATATAGATCATCTTATAAATCCTTTGATTCGGAAGACACATATCGTGTGAATGAAGAAGATACATATACTTTTCATTCTGATGAGAACGGTATTCGTATTGATAGAGACTTCCAAAGACATTGGGATGACGGTCAAAATGATACTGAGAAAAATAGTTTTGAAACAGCAAGAGACATACTAACTTTTGCATCAAAATTATTCAGAAAATAAAATAGTTTAAAGAAAATTCAAAAAGCACTTACAAAATAGTAGGTGCTTTTTTCATGTCCATTTTTAGGAAGGAGGCGGTCAAGTGGCAAATAGAATAAAAGGAATAACTGTTGAGATTGGTGGAGATACTACCAAACTTCAAACTGCATTAAAACAAGTTAATACGGAGATTAAACATACTCAGTCTGAACTTCGTGATGTCAATAAACTTCTAAAACTTGACCCCGGAAATACTGAACTTATCTCACAAAAGCATAAGCTATTAGGACAGACCTTAGAAGAAACAAAGAACAAATTAACCTCTTTAAAAGATGCACAGAAACAAGTTGAACAGGCTCTTGCAGAAGGTAAGATCTCCCAAGAACAATATGATGCCCTTAAACGTGAGATTATTGAAACAGAACAAGCCCTTAAATCTCTAGAAAGGCAAGGGGCAACAACTAATCAGACCCTACAAAATATTGCAGCTACTGGAGAAAAGTGGCAAAATACTGGTCAGAACATTGAAAATGTCGGTAAAAATATTATGCCAGTATCTCTTGCAGTAGCAGGCCTTGGGGTAGCGGCAGTAAAGACTGCATCGGATTTTGACTCTGGTATGGCAAAGGTAAAAGCAGTATCTGGTGCAACTGGATCTGACTTTGATGCCCTAAGAGACAAGGCTCGTGAAATGGGAGCTAAGACAAAGTTCTCAGCAAGTGAAGCAGCCGATGCTATGAACTACATGGCAATGGCTGGCTGGAAAAGTAAGGACATGATTGGTGGTATTGAAGGAATTATGAATCTTGCTGCGGCAAGTGGTGAGGATTTAGCAACCACTTCAGATATTGTTACAGATGCCCTTACGGCCTTTGGTTTAAAAGCTGAAGACTCTTCTCACTTTGCTGATGTTCTTGCAGCTGCATCATCCAACGCCAATACCAATGTTTCATTAATGGGTGAGACCTTTAAATATGCTGCACCTATTGCTGGCGCTCTTGGATATTCAGTTGAAGATACTGCAGTAGCTATAGGTTTAATGGCAAACTCAGGAATAAAGGGTTCACAAGCAGGTACAGCTTTAAGGGCTGGACTAACTAGACTCGCATCACCAACTAAAGAAGTTATGAATGGAATGTCCATGCTAGGCTTATCAATTGAGGATGTACAGGGTCTTTCTCTTGATGAAACTCTAAGAATATTTAGAGACTCTTTTGCTAATTTAGATGGAACTCAACAGGCACAGGCAGCATCGATGATATTTGGTAAAAATGCCATGTCTGGAATGTTGGCAATTATAAATGCCAGTGAGAAAGACTATAACAGTTTGAGTGATGCCATATATAAGGCAGATGGAACAGCAGAAAAAATGGCAACTACTATGCAGGATAACCTAGGAGGTCAATTAAAGATTCTACAATCTGCCTTAGAAGAATTAGCTATATCCTTTGGAGAACTATTGATGCCTACTGTAAGAAAAGTAGTAGATATATTAACAAAACTGGTAAATGGACTTAATACACTTCCTGGTCCAGTAAAAGGTATTATTGCAGGTATTGGTCTTTTTATAGCTGCTCTTGGTCCTGTACTTATGATTGTAGGAAAACTTATCTGGTCAATAGGAACTATTATGACCAAAGGACCTCTAATAGTTGGAGGAATTACTAAGATAGTAGGAATCTTTACAGGTACACTTATTCCAGCAATCACTGCAGTAGTATCAGCTATAGGTATTGTCCCTATTGCTATTGGTGCAGTAATAGCTGGTCTTATTCTTTTATGGAAGAAGTGCGACTGGTTTAGAGAAGGGGTCATCTCCATATGGGAAACTATTAAGGAATCAACTGTTGCCATTTGGAATGGAATAAAAGAATTCTTCGTAAACCTATGGCAAGGGATATCTGATTCATGGACAAGTACCTGGACAGAAATCACAAGTTTTCTATCAGAATTCTGGTCTGGATTTATTGAAGGTGTTAAGAATACTTGGAAAAGCATCAAGGAATTCTTTGCAAACCTATGGAATGGACTTTCTGAAGGATGGAATACTATCTGGACATCTATAATAACTTTTCTTACTGATTCTTGGAATACCTTTATTGAGGGAGCAAAGAGTCTATGGCAAAGTTTAGGAGAATTCTTTACGAGCCTCTGGACGGGAATTCAAACAACTTTTACCAATATATGGACAGCTATATCAACTACAACTACAGAAGTATTTACAGCAGTTGGAGAGTTTATAAAAACTACTTGGGAAGGCATTAAGACTTTAATTTCAACAGTTCTTGATGCTATAAAGGTAAAAATTGAGACCATTTGGAATGGACTAAAAGAGTTTTTAACAACAGTCATTACTGCCATTGGAGAATTTATTTCTACATCCTGGACAAACATAAAAACTACAATTGAGACTATCTTGACTTCTATTAAGACAGTCCTTGAATCAATCTGGAATGGGATAAAGACCTTTATGTCATCAACAATGAATAACATTAAGTCCTTTGTTTCATCTGCTTGGAACTCCATAAAGTCGACTATTTCATCTGCAGTGAATACTGCAAAGTCAGCAGTATCATCTGCATTTAATTCCATGAGATCAAGTATTTCATCAACCATGTCAAATATTCAGTCCACTATTAGAAATGGATTTAATAATGCAGTTAATCACATTAAAAATTTGGCCTCTCAAGCTTATACATGGGGAGCTGATATGATTAACGGAATTGCAAGAGGTATTAGAAGTGCCATTAGCAATGTGACATCTGCGGTATCGAATGTGGCATCAACTATTAGGTCTTACTTGCACTTCTCTGTTCCAGATGTTGGACCTTTAACTGATTATGAATCTTGGATGCCTGATTTTATGGAAGGCTTGTCTAAGGGGATAGAAAAGAGTAGGAGATTAGTCCAATCTTCAATGAAAAATGTCGCAAGTGATATGGTTTTAAGCCCAAGCATATCAGCCGTTGGTATGGGGGGATACGATAAAGAATCAGCTATAAATGGCATTGATATAGGAAGACAAATATCCGATGCACTTGCAAACATCAATTTAAAATCGGAAAATTCTGGAGATATAGTCATACCAGTTTATCTTGGAGGCACACTCCTAGATGAAGTTATTGTCAATGCATCTATGCGTAAGAATTTAAGGAGTGGAGGTAGATAATGACCTAACCCAAAATCTATGATTTTGTTGGTAGGTCAGATGCAGTCTCACCCCATGAACAAGGAGCAAAGCGACGCAGTGAATGGAGGTGTAGTCGTATAATGAAATATCAATCATATTTATTTATTGAAGGAGTAGACCTACCTCTACCAAATTCTTATGATTTGGAGTTTAGAGATATAGAGGCAGATACTGGAGGCGAGACAGAGGCAGGTACTATTCAGAGAGATATTGTAAGAAACAAAGTAGCAAGTATTTCTGTAAGTTTTTCTTGTAGCCCTAAGCTTGTGAAGATATTGAGTAGTTTTGCTAACAATTCTAATCTTAAAGTTAAATACTTAGATACAGAAACGTTAGAACTAAAAGAGACACTAATGTATATAGACAAGTTTCAAGTCAAATTAATAAAAGATACTTCTTATAAAGGATTGTGGGAAGTATCTTTTTCATTGGAGGAATACTAATGTATCCAACAAGCAATGAATATAAAACAGTCATAAAAAAGAATTCTCGTAAATTTTACTGGACGGGAAATATCATCTTAAAAGATGAAACAATCATTCCCTTTACCAATAAAGATATTCTTAAAGGGTCAGGATACATTCATCGTTCATGCTCTGGATCTTCTGAACTTGAAATAGGTACAGTTTATGCTGGAGAATTTGGAATTAGTCTTTTTTCAAATATAGATAGGTATTCTTTAGAGGATTCAAAGATAGAGCTTTTTTACCATCAAGAATTAGAAAGCAAAAAGATAGAAACCATACCAATGGGAATCTTTGATGTCACTGAGGCAAATAGGTCTAAGAAAATTTTAGAACTAAAAGGTTATGACTATATGCTTAGGTTTGATAGGAATTTCCCTGTAACCGATACCTTTGGCACAGCTTTTGAATTACTTACATTATCATGTGAGAAGTGCAAGGTAGAACTAGGTATGACAGAAGATGAGGTAAAAGCTTTTGTAAATGGAGAAGAAGTCTTAGCAATTTATCAAGACCACGATATAGAAACCTACAGAGACTTCATTCACTATATAGCATCGACTCTTGGTGCTTTTGCTGGGGTTTCTCGTGATGGTAAGTTGGTTTTAAAGAAGTATGCAGAAAGTATATCAACTGAAATTAAAACAAGAGAAAGATTTTCTTCATCAATATCAGATTTTAAGACTAGATATACAGCCATCAACTCAACAAATGCAAAGACTAAAATAGCTGAATACTACTCTTTAGAAAATGACGATGGCCTAACTATGAATCTTGGAATAAATCCATTGATGCAGTTAGGACTTCCAGAAAAAAGAAAAAGAATGTGTGAGGCTCTTCTTACTGAACTTTGTAAGATTCATCACACACCTTTTGATATGGTAACTATAGGAGATCCCAGCCTCGATGTAGGAGATAGAATAGCTATTTCTTACGAAGAAGAAAAGATTGAAGGCCTTATCACTGACATAGAATATAAAATAAATAGCAAGCATAGAATTCTTGGTGTAGGAAAAAATCCCTATTTATCTAAAGCTAAGAGTAAGAATGATAAGAATATAGTAGGACTGTTAAATCAAATTGAATCTGAAAAATTAGTAGTTCATGCCTATTCAAACTATTCTGCCTTTAATCTTTCTATAACAGATACACCAATAATTCGTATAGAATTTGCCTCCAATAAAGAAACGGAGGCAATTTTTAATGCATCTATCTTGTTAAATATAATTTGTGATACTGAAGAAAAAAATAGAAAGATATCAAGAAAGGTTAAGAAACAAGTAGAGGTTTTAAATAATGATGGAAAATCCTATGATCCTCCAAAGTTTGAAGAAAAAGAGGAAGTAGAAGAATTAGACTTTATTGAAAACATAGAAATACCAACAAGGATAGTTATTACTTATGTTTTCAATGATACGAAAATAGAACATCACATTCCAAAAGAAACCTACTTAAGTGGTGACCATATTCTAAATCTTTTTTATCCATTAACTAAACTTCAGGAAAAGACGATGAACAATTTTTCAGTTTTAATACGACTTGAGTCTGGTCAAGCTATGATAGATAAAGATAATGCCATCGCAGCTATCTCTGGTCAGTCTCTTGGTTCTTCAGAAGCTTGGGATGGGAAACTTAAGATTGATGAATCCTGGAAGAAGATAGAACTTAGTCATTCGTTTCTTCTTAGGAAACTTAAAGCAGACTACAAAGTAGAAAGCCAAGTCCCAAGACCGCTAGTATTTAATGAAAAGGTAGGAAGATTTAAATATCAAGGATTGATACTTGGAAAATATAAAGAAGAAATCACTACAGAATTTAAAGATAAGGAGGAAGGAAATGCTCAAGGGTAAATCAGTAATTGAACTAACTGATGAGAAGACAAATAGTAAGGAGATATATGAAGATGAAAACTTAATAACCAATGCAGTTCCAGATTTATTAAGACTGAATCCATCAGGTCTTATGTATCCATTAGATAATGGAACAGTTCAGTTTAAAGATGAAATATTTCCCATAGCTAATAAATGTTATGGTGGAATATTATTATTTGAAAATCCTTTAGAAGAGGATCAGAATAAGATAATTGCACCTTCAGACAATCCGATTATTGGTTATGCATCAAATGACGTTAATGATACTGACAATTCCAAAGGAGGATCTGCGAACTTGACGGAATCCAAACCAATAGATAGAGGATATAAATTTGTATGGGACTTTTCAACCTCACAAGGAAATGGAAGAATTTCATCCTTAGCTTTGACTCATTACAGAGGGGGCAAAAGCTTTTATGGGAACTCTTATGACAGAGAATCTGGAATTCTTATGTTAAACAAGGTTAGTACAAAAACGGACAAAGCTGTTCTATCTTATTATGCAGGTCTTGTTGAAGTAAACTTAAAAGACCAAAGTTTTTATTCAATTTGGCCTATGCCTGATAGACAAATTTAAATAGTTAAAATTAAAGAGTCATTTTTCAATATCGGACTTAATGATACGATTTTAGGTATGCCTACACAAGATGTTGAAGTAAATTATATTAAACCTGAAAAATTTTTTCCTAGTAGATATAGCATTAACTGTTCCTTCCATGATGGGGAAGATGGATATTGGTATGGATTTTCAACAGAAGGGGAAACGAACAGCAGGGGAAATGCTGAAATATATACAATAAAAATTAAGAAGGAAGATTTTTCATTTACAGAAGATAAGTGGGTGTTAGAAAATGTACAACTGCAAGGAATAGGCAGATATCCAAGTTCTGAAAATGAAAGCCACTACAGGACGATAGGGAGTGTGGTTAGAGGTAAATATTTGTATTGTTTAAATTACAAAAAAAATGGTGTTTATAAAATAAATATTAATAATCCAGTGGACATTACATTGATTAATTTGGAAAGCGAAGTTGATATATTAAGAGGAGAATATACAAATCAGTATTTTTACAAATATGGAGATTATATAGGAACCAGACAATTTTTAATTGATAAAAATGACAATGTTATTTATACAGCTACTGTTGATATGAAGTTTTTAACTTCACCTTTAATTAATATTGGTCCATTTATGATTGGTTTTGATACAGATTCTGGTTATGGAAATTATACTCTTTATAAACTTCTATTCCTTCACACGCAATATCTTGGAACAATTAATAACCTATCAAGTCCAATATTAAAAACGGCAGATAAGACAATGAAAATAACTTATACATTAACTGAGGAGGAATAATTAATGAACAAATTCTTTGAAATACTAAAAGTATGCTTTACAGCTATCGGAGGATGGTTAGGATTTTATCTTGGAAGTGTAGATGCTTTTATCTACACACTACTTGCTTTTGTAATAGCTGACTATTTGACAGGAGTTTTAAGAGCAGGGGTCGAAAGAAAACTATCCTCATCCATAGGGTTTAAAGGGATAGCTAAAAAGATTATGATTTTTATAGTTGTAGGCATAGCAAACCTATGTGATGTAAATTTAATTAAAGGTGATGGAACAATGATAAGAACAGCCATCATCTTTTTTTATATAGCAAATGAGGGGCTTTCTATTTTGGAAAACTCTGTAGCACTAGGCTTGCCAGTACCAGAAAAGTTAAAGACATTATTAGAACAATTCAAGGAGGAGAAATAAATGAGTAATAGTCCATTAGTACAAGCAACCATTCTCTCACCGAACCATAGTGGAAGAAGGAATCAAAAAATAACCAAAATAGCTATTCATCACGCAGCTGGAGTTATAAATGGTAGGAATCTTGCTGGGATATTTGTGCCAAGGTCAAGACGTGCATCAGCTAACTACAATTTAGGATCCGATGGAGTTATTGTTTTAGGAGTTGATGAAAGCAATAGAGCGTGGACAACCTCATCTTCCTGGTGTGACAACAGAGCAGTAACAATTGAAGTAGGAAACTCCACGAGAGGGCCTCAGTGGCTAGTTTCTGATTATGTTTTAAATAGACTAATTGATTTAGTTACAGACATCTGCAGAAGAAATGGAATTTATCCATGTACCTATACTGGAGGCAAAGATGGTGTCCTTCAAAAACACGAGTGGTATAAAAATACAAATTGTCCTGGTCCATATCTAGGCAGCAAGTTTCCATATATTGCAAACGAGGTTAATAAAAAGCTTAGAGGCGATAAGACTGTTAGTAAAAAAGCAGGCGAACTATATAGAGTTAGAAAATCATGGAGTGATGCTAAAAGCCAAAAAGGTGCATTTAGAAATATAGAAAATGCTAAAAAATGTGCCGATAGATTTGGGTTAAAAGTATTCGATGCAAATGGCAAGATAATTTATCCAGTTGGAAAGACAATCGACCAATTAGCTAGAGAGGTTATACGTGGAAAATGGGGTAATGGAGAAGAGAGAAAGAGAAGATTAACTAATGCTGGATATGATTATTATGCTGTTCAGAAAAGAGTAAATAAATTAATTTAA